CTGTAAGTATCACCTAATACTTCAGCTATATAAATAGTGTCAGTGTCTGATATAGTTGCACCGGCAGCAAGAATATTTTTATTCTTATCCAGAATAAAGATTTCACCTTCAGCAACAGCTTGGGTAGATCCCATTAATACAGCACTAGCCGTACGAGGGATACCCTTACCAATCATTACTTTATTTACTCGATTAATCATCTTTTATTTATTATTATTTAAGTTATACACTTATATATACACTTGGTTTGATATAGAAGTGTACAGCCTAATGTACAAGTTCTTCTACTTTGCGATACCCATTGGTTTGAGTCAGGGACTAATGGGAATTCCTATTGCTAGGGCATTTCCACGTTGAACCCAGTGTATTTCTTTAATGTACTATTACTCCATAGTACTTATTTCTCTATCGTAACTTTGATATCTTGGATCTTTGATATTTTCAAGATACATTCCTACAGCCAGTTTTACGATCTCTATATGAGTATGTTCTGGTAAGGATAAATCTGCTGAAGATAGACTAATAGCTGTAGGTTGTGATATATATCTAAGATAGTAAGTAGTGACACTATAAGTGCCATCTGTAATCAATTCTACATAAGTAGAATAATACAACCTCAAAGGTCTTGCCCAATCATATAATAATCTAAACTCACTGTAAATATTATCTATCTCTTGCCTGTATCTATCGTCTGTTATTTCTGTTATCCCTTCACGGGATGTGTATGTGATACTATTTTTTACAAAAGATATTGTAACTTCTTCCCCTATTGTAAATAGATAATCGGCAGGTATGACCGCTATATAACTATTTGGTTTATTAGTTCCGCTACTAGGAGTAATAGCACTTTCTTTTATTAATGATCTTAAATCATCTGTTCTCTTTTGAGTCTGTTCAAAAGACTCTTTCTTATAGTTTATCCCACTATATCTGGTTTTAACAAACTTATTTACAGCTTGATTTAACCAATAGAATATATCTGTAGTTAACGGTTTGATAGTAGAATCTATAGACCCTACCTCTATTTCAAAACCAACCTGCATTTCTAATGGAGTCATTATTATTGTTCTTTAGTAGTTTGTTTGTCAGATATCAATTTATACTTATATTCCTCAATAAACATTTTAACTGCATAACTAACTATTTCTATATGTGTAGAAGTAGCTAATTCACAAGTTGTAGTTTGAGTATCTGCATCAGATATTACAAGTATAATAGTTTTAGGTTTTCTTATATATGTAATTTCAGTATTAAATAAATTAGAGTACGCATCTTTATACATTACCATATATGCTGTGGAAAGAGTCGTCCCTGTAGGATTTTTTTCCAGTAATATACATGGATTACGAAGTATAGGTATATTATAACCATTAGTTAGTATACCATTACTTATATCAGAATGTTCTATTAATTTATTCTCTATCCAAGTTTTAGTACTTAATGCTAAGTACGTACCTGATAATTTAGATGACGACCTAATATAGTAAATATAATCAGTAGGTAATGGAAATAATAATGCCCCATCTGAACCTGATTTGATTTCTGTTACATAAGGTGTACTTGGTGTAATAGGAACAGATGGTTCGGCTGAAGCAATTATATCAGTAAATAATGTCTTTCTTACTACTAATTGTTTTAAGTCATCTATCTTTTTTTGTAAAAATTCTGCATTATCTTTAGCAGATTCTCTTGATATATAAGTTTCTTTTAAATACCTATCTTGAGCTAAATTAATGAAGTAAAAAATAGTATCTGAGTCTTCTATATGAGGGTACTCAAATTCTTTGTTAATACTTACTAACTCTCTCATAAATGCTATCTGCATTTCTCTAGCTGTCATATTTATTATTCTATTTTTGAAGCATTAAGTTGTTCATATGTCTGAACTCTAGGAGATTCAATATTTTCTATAACAAGACTAGCGGCCAGTGTAACTATTTCTTTATGTGATTGTTGAGGTAATTCACATATATTAGTTTCATATGTACCTGGAAAATTTATAGTGAGCGTGCGTGCTTTTCTAACATATGTTAAATCATACTGTGTAGGGGTGAATTCATCTCCATGAATAAAAGAAATAGTAGTTCCAATAATAAGTACAAATGGTCTACGTATATAAGGATTGTTTATAAAATCTTTGATATAATCATTTACATACTCTTCTTGCATTACATTACCTGATTGTAATTGAATATTAGATACGTTATATACAGATGAATTTATATAGTACATATAGGGAGCATCAGTTGGATTTGGATCCAAACTACCGTATTTCATATTACTTGCAAAAGTACTTTGTGTTAATGTATATTTATCCGATATTACAACTAATGTTCTAAGATCATCAATTCTCTTCTCACCTTGCTCAAATCCTAATTGTTTATAATTAGTTCCAAACATCCTTTGTTTAATAAATCTTTCCTGTGCTTCATTAAGCCAATAGTCGATCTCCTCTGACAGGAAATCTACAGATCCTGTCAAAGAAGTCGATTTATCTACTTGTTGTCTAAATGCATTATGCATTTCAGAAACTGTCATTCTTTACTTAGCGTTAACTTCGTTAATAATAGTAGCTTTTAAATCTCTATGTTCAGCAGATTCAAGATAAATAACGGCATCTTCAAGACTATGTCCTATTGTATCAACACCGTATTTATACTCTGATTTATTACGTCTAACTATATTTTTAGATACAGCTTCTTGAACTAAGTACTCAGTTTCTCTTCGTTTGTTATCAACCCATTTTTCTAAGAAACGGTTAGGATCTTTTTCAACTAAATCAAAGAGTTTAGTTTCTACTAATTCGGCACTTATATTATCGGACCTATGTCCAAATAGACGTAATGCTTTCTTCATATCTGCTGTAGAAAGCTTATCGAATTCTTTTATTGCCTTACGTTTAGTTTGGTTATATTTATTAGTAAGCTGAGCTTCAGCTTCTTTATTAACTAATACGTAATTAGCGGTAGGATTATTATCACTATATCCATTAGCAACACGTTTATGTTTTGTTAGGAACAATATCCTTAATTCATCAAATGGATCTGATGGATCCAGATAAAGATCTTTATTCCCCATTAATACATGGAATGTATTCCAGTATTCAGATGAAGGTACTAAATCATAACCAAGTTTATCACCTAGTCTTTTTGCATCTTCCTCAGTAAGACCTGTATAACGTTGCCCTGAACGTGTTAAGTATGTTCCAATATAGTCTTTACAATTCTTATATTTATTGACACCAGCCCAAGTATTTCCTCCTAGGGGTCGTAATATAACTTCCATTAATTTATTTATTAAGAGTTAGTAATATAAAAGGTGGGAGGCAATTTTAATAGTAGTTGGACTACTAACCTCCCACTCTGATATTTTTAGATTCCAGTATCGGCATCCATATAAAGTTCTCCAGAACTTGTAGGATCTTTAATCATAACACCTTGTTCTGACAAGAAGTGTACTTGGTACCCGTCTTTTGCATTAGAACGAAGAGTATTAATTGATTTCGAGAATCCAATTCCAGGAGCTACAGAACCACCTGTATGCCACATTACCATTTCACGACCTTTACGAACAACTTTAGAAACATTTGCTTCCCCATCACGGTTACCAAAGTCAATAAATGTCATACGATAAGATTCCAATGGTTTCCCACTAATTGGGTGTAACTTACGGTTTTTAACGATATCATCGTACAACGGGAAATGTTTCAATGTTAATTCAATACCATTTAACATTTTGTACGTTGTAAACTGACCACCTAACGTCAAGTTTTGACCAGTACCAGTTACAAACTGAGTATTCATCAAAGCATAACCGAACCCAGAAAGTTTAGTTCTAAGTACACGATCAAATTCTTTCATGCCCATTTCACCAGTAAGTGCTACGAACTTACGTTCACTAGTACCTAAGATGTTATAAGATAAGTCAAACAAGAAATCTTCCAGTAAATCAGCAGTAAGTGATGTGTATGATCTACGGTTAGATGGAGCAATTTGTTCCAACATACCGGCTCCGATGTAAACCGGACGACCATTAGTACCCATCAAATCAGTTGTACCATCAGCATTAGCATTGTATTTAGAATACACTAATTGACGATCAATAGTAGAATACCATTGACGAAGAGCTATCCATTCCTGATAGTCAGACCACAGATAAGAAGTTTTCTTAGTTTTAGGATCACGCATAGCAATAACCATCACAGTTGAATAAGCTGAACCTGTAATATCATAAGACAGACGCATAGTCGTCAAATGGTTACGGAGCTTAAATGGAACCTGATAGTTCACTATGTCTGCTTCTTCACTATATTCTTCATATGCAGAACCACCACGAGAAACTTGTTTCCCAGCAGTTAACAATGAAGGTGGAATAAAAGATGCGGTATTTCCATTAGCGGAATACACTGTGTATACCCAATCATTACCATCCTGATAAGGAGTACCAGATACACGTACCTGAAAATCTTTATCATCGAATTCCAAGATAGCACCTGGACCAAACCATTTTTCACCTAACCACAAAGTAATAGGAGTGTTGTTAATACCTGGAGTATCTCCAGCAGCTATAGTAGATCCATTCCACTTAGCTTGTTTAATTACGATTGCTTTATCACTTTCAATCATAACTGGCCATTCATACTGACGATTTTCAGTTACTACGGTCTTACCAAGACCAGCAGTAAGGAAGTCAACAGTACTGTTTTCATAACGTCCAAAAATATATGATAATACAGTTGATACTTTATGAGGTTCGGTCATTAATGCATTTGAAAGCAAGTTCTCATCTACAAGATCCGAAAACCATTTGGACCTATAGAGTTGAAGATTGTTTAATACGCCATCCATTTGTTATAAAATTTAAATTTAATTAATTAAATGATTTTAATTCTCTACTAGCAATTTCCCATAACTGTGAAACCTTCCCACTGTCGGTATCAGCATCGGATACAGCATTCTTTGTGCTCTTTCCTTTTGTTTTGAGTCTTAATTTAAGATTTTTTACAGCATCGGTACTAGCCTTTTTTTCAATTTGTTGTACAAGGGTATCTTTTTTCATTGTAAAGTAAGCAGATTCAACTAAGTTTTCAAGATTACTATTATAGTCTTCTTGATATGCTGTTAAACCATTAGATTTAGGTTTGAATATATATTCAACTAAATTTTTCCTATCTTTATCTGAAATATTAATACCACGGATATTTTTACTATCCTTTATAATTGACTCTACGTTCTTAACAAACTTGAGTTGCTCCTTAGTATTTTCATCATGTTGTTTCTTATTTTGTTCCAATAGCGTTTGCTTAGTCTTTTCTCTATATTCTTTTACTTCTTCCAAAGAATCAGTGGCTTCTTCTTCAAGAACACTTGTTTCTTCGTACCTAGAGATCAACTTGTCAATACGGGATTCAGAGTAACCTTTACTACGTAAATTTTCTTTAATTACAAGTTTCTGATTACTTTCTTTAGTAATATCAATCTTATCAAAATCAATATCAGTAGAGTACACTTGGTTAAAGAAATGCTGTACATCCCCCCCACGTTTAACATACTCATCTAATTCTTTAATTTCATCACTAGCATACTTAGGTTGTGAGTTAGTTTCAATGATTTCCTGCATAAATTCAACTAATTCTTTTACAGACTTAGGTTTATCCTCATCATTAAATTCCCACCCCAGTTCATCAGCAAATATATCACTAAATGCATCTACTAAATCAGATTCCTCAATGTCATCAGTGTTAATAGATTCATCATTAGAAGTATCATTCCTATCCTCTGATTTCTTTTTATTAGTATTGTCTTTATTATCTATATCTACTTTATCATCAATATCTTCAATTTCTTCTATATCTGATTTAGTAGATTTCTTTTTATTGGCAGATTTGTCGTCACTATCATTTTTGTTATCATCATCTTCCTTAACATTATCAAGTTCTTCCATTTGTCTCTTAATGTCTTCGGGATCTATTGTAGGTTCATTACGATCTTCCATAGAGTTTACTCTACCGTCAGAAGGTAAGAATTGATCTAAAACTGCGTCAAATCCACCGAATGAATTTTTAATTTCTTCTGCCATAT